ACGTTAGGTATCGCAAGGGGGCTCGCGTGCGTATTACCATTCCTATGTACGAAAAGGGCCGCAGTTTTGTCATGGCCGGCGGATTGGTCAAAGCATACGAAGGGCACAGGTTCGTCTATCTACATTTATTGTGCCAAGGGCTCGAATGCATAGGAAAAGCTTTGCTATTAGCCCATGACTATGGAAAGTACGAGCCAATCCTACGAAAGGATTTCGGTCATGATCTGGAGGTTCTTGTTGCTGAGGTTGATCGAAACGCGGGCGGACCATTCTTGTCGAGCCAATCAACATCAGAACTGAAGTTGCTCAATGCTTATTACAAGCGTCACATGCTGCGCTATGGCGATGCCGGAGATTTTAATAAAGAGTCCCTGCAGGTGTGCGCAGACCATCTTCACAGCGATTTGGTCAACTGCCTTACTGAATTGAACGAAATTTTCGCCACGGAGAAAGGCGATGCCTAACTTGGCGCTCAACCTCGCTCCCTTCGGTCGCTGGACGCTGCGCGATAAAGCCGGCCAAGTGGAGTGGGGCCGCTACTTCGCCGCACAGCAAGATGCGTGTTTTGCCGCCTTCAAGGCTTCGATTCCCGGCGTGGTACCACCCCGGCGCGGCCGCCCCGGTAAGCGTGGCTCGCATGCGAACGGAGGCCAGAATGCTGCCTGACCTGCACATGCCAGAGATCGTGATCGAGCGCGCTGGTGAACTGGTGACTACGAGCCTTGCGATCGCCGAAGGCACTGAAGTTGAGCACGCATCAGTTATCAAGCTGGTACGGAAGTACCTTGAAGATCTGGAAGAGTTCGGAAGGGTTGGATTTGAAATCCGACCCTTTGAAACCGCAGGCGGAACGCAGCGGCAAGAGATCGCCTTCCTCAACGAACCCCAGGCGACGCTGCTGCTCACCTACATGCGCAACAGCGACATCGTGCGCGGGTTCAAGAAGGCGCTGGTCCGGGCCTTCTTCGATCTGCGCGATTCGGCGGCGGGCGTGGCAGCGGCACCCGGCCTGCCCACCTCGGTGGCGCACCGGGCCGATCACATCGTGGCGGCCACCCGCAGCTTCAACGGCCTGCTGCGCGCAGCACAGGGGCTGCGCCTGGGCCACGCCCACGCGGCCCGCTCGGCCAACGCCGCCACCCTGCGCCACACCGGCATCGACCTCATGGAAGAGCTCGGCGTTACCGACGCCGACCTTGCCGCCAGCGCCCCGGCCGTCAGCGCAGACACCCGCCTGCGCGCCATTTCTCACGACGACGGCACCGCCAGCCGCGTTTCCGCCTGGCTGGACGCCCCCGAGCAGGCCGCCCGCAACCACTTCGAATCACAGGACATCCTGTCCGGCGCCATCGGCCTCACCCCCGGCCACAGCGATTTTCACGGCGCCCAAACCCGCCTCGGCTACATCATGGCGCGGCTGGGCTGGCGCAAACAGCGCATGGCGAAGGGGGCGCGGCGGTATGTGTATGTAAGGCCGGAGGGATAGGCGTAAAAAGCCCGCCCGAGAAGGAGCCCGGGCGGGCTTTGTACTGCTTAGAACAGGGTCAGTTGACCCGGATGCGAGCGCCAGTGTGCGCACACATGTTCGCGGTTGCCGAAGCGGGTGCGAACGTAGGCGCGCACGCGGACGGTCTTGCGGCGTTGGATGAGACGTGCCGACATGTTCGTGTCCTATATAAGGAACGAAGGCAATATCCGGCCCGCGATGCATCGTTGTAGTACCGCGTGATACCATGCGGTACTACTTGTTTAAGCGAGTATGCGTCGCGGGGGGCAGAGGGGTGCCCTCACCACCGTGCCGGTGGCAGCAGAGCGTTGGCGCGCTCGACTACCACATCAAGTTGTACCGCCTAGGCCCACAGTTCATGTCTTACCAGGACGCTTCTGAACTGTGGGCTTTCCTTTGCTGGCCTCGAATGGGCGGTGCATCACTCGAGGCCGCGTGCATGCGCGGTGTTCATCGTTTCTCCATGATGCTTACTCGAAATACCTGCGAACTTCGCCCTTAAGGTTGGTGAGCAGCCGCCAGTTTCCGGTCTCATGACGTACGCGGCCGGCCACAATGGCTGGGTGGATGCGTAGCTTTCTGGCCAGAGCAAGGGCGTTTTCCGCTGTCGGGACGGTTCTGACGGCAGATTGCTCCCACTCGTTGGTGGGGATAAGTGCTTCGCTCGCGCCTGCATCGGCTTGCCGCTCTGCCTCTTCGTTCGAGCGGGTTTTGTCATCCAGATTGTCTGCGATGAACAAGTGCGAGGCGTTCAGGTGCTTTTGCACGTGCACCAGCTCATGCAACAGTGCAAACCAGAAGTTGTCGACCCGGTCGTAGCGAAGCGTCAGTGCCACCACCGGCGTTTCGCCATCAAGCATGGCCGCGCCGTCGAGGTAGGTTTTCTTGAAATGCTCCTCGATCACGAGCGCGATGCCGCTTTGGGCGAGGTACTCTTGTGCAAGCTTAGGCCCACTGTCAAAGGCGGAAAGCCGGACCAGTTCCTGCAGCCAGTCGGTGGTGATCACACCCGGCTTGTACTTGCCGGTCAGGGCAATTTTGCGGCTCTTCTTCAGCACGGCAACTCGCCAGACCAGCAGGGCGTATTCGTCCATGGTCCGGGCTCCACTCTGCTGGAGCGGTGCGCGCAGTAGCGCGGGCTCTGGTCCGTCGGGCGAGACGCCATGCATGAAACCGCGTACGAGTTCTTCCGCCTTCGCTTTTGCGAGCTTGATCCCGCCGGCAAACTTCCCGAAGTACCCGCGATCGAGCATTTCTGCCAGAGGGAACTTGCTGTAGTCGTAGTGCGGTGTTTCGGAGAGGTCGATGTCTTCGTTGTCCGAGCCGCTCAGCAATACGTCTGCCGGGATATCCAAGGCACGGTGAAGCTTCCGGATCATGGAAAGGCTCAGTGGCCGCTTGCGTGCCAGCACCTCGGACACCTTGGGTATTGAGCCGATGAACGGCTCCAGATCCTTCTTGCTCAACCCTCGCTGGTCCATTGCCAGCAAGATGGCATCGATGGGGTCGATGACGGCCGGCGCAACCTTGGTGCGCTCATAGTCGGCAATGACCACTGCAAGCAAGTCGAGCGCAGCTTCGTCATCGGACCCGGCTGCAATGTCTTGGTCCATGAGAGCCGATAGGCGAGCCAGCGCAGCATGATATTCACGCTCCGTCTTGATTACCCGTACTTGTTGATCCATTTCAGCTCCCCTCTCGCCCAATTGTCGGCATGCGTCGTTCAAAAATCCTGCTTGTCGTACTCTGCATGTGTGCCGACCCACTCGATCAAAACGATCCCGTTCTGATACTTTGCCTTCACCACCAGCCTGTAGCTGTTTCCCTTGATGTTGAAGATCACCCGGTTGTCCGCCAGGAAACTGGCGCTCGGGTATCGGTTCTTCACATCCTGCGGGCCTGACCATTGCGCACGTTCGACGTCCACCTGCCACGCATCCAGCGGCCGACGCGCATCCGCATGTGTGCGCTTAAAGGCATCCAGCAGGATCTGGCCGAGCAGTCGCATGAGGTTCGTTAGTTTCCCTGTTGGTTCGGATTATAGCGTTCCCGTATTGTCGCGCAAGTACATTTCCCTTTTTGGGAAGTTTGAAATTGTTGTGCGGACCAACCAATTGACGGAACTGTCAAGGTGAACTGTTCACCTGAACAGTTCCGCCCGCCGCCGGCACTCTGGCCGGCATGGGAATCTACAGCCACCACACCGTCGAGCAACTCCACCAGCTGCGTGACACCCTCACGCAGTCGCTGCACGACCGCCTGACCAAGGCCACCACCGCCGCCAGCGGTGACCGCCGGGTCCAGTTCGACCAGCACACCGCCGAGATCCGCAAGGAAATCGCCGCGGTCTGCGCCGAGCTCGACGTGCGTGCCGGCACTCACGCCCACCGGCCCATCTACCTGGTGTGAGCATGGCACGGCGGCCCGGCAAACCTCACCTCACGCTCCGCACCCAAGCGGGGCAGGGTGGTGCGGCGCTGGCCGGGCAACACCAGTCCGCCGGGTACGATCTCGCCACCGCCGACTGGAATCCTGTTGCCGGCAGTGCAGATGCCGACCTGCTGCCGGACCTGGACACGCTCACCGCGCGTTCCCGCGATCTCGCCCGCAACAACGGGCTGATGGGCGGCGCCATGCAGACGATGCGCGACAACATCGTCGGCAGCGTGCTCAAGCTGTCTGCCATCCCCGACTACCGGCTGCTGGGCTGGACGCGCGAGCAGGCCCGCGAGTGGGCCAACAACACCGAAGCGCATTTCCGCAGCTGGGCCGCCACCTCCGAATGTGATGCCGGCCGCACGCTCAACCTGTTGGGCCTCACCTTGCAGGCCCTGGGTGGCGCCATGCTCGATGGCGACGCCCTGGCCCTGCCTCTGTGGCTGCCCCGTTCCGGCAGCGCCTGGAACACCCGCCTGCTGCTGGTGGATGCCAACCGGCTCAGCACACCCACCAGCATGATGCACCGCGACGACATCCGCGCCGGTATCGAGCAGGACTACTACGGCGCCCCGGTGGCCTACCACATGCTGGAACGCCACCCCGCTGACGCACTTGCAGGCTTCGGGCTGGGCAGCGCGCACACCCAGCGCTGGGCCCGCATCCCGGCCTTCACCGCCTGGGGGCGGCGCCGTGTCATCCACCTGCACGACAAGGAGCGCACCGGCCAGAGCCGCGGCAAGCCCATCGTCTCGGCGGTGATGCGCGAGTTCCATATGGCGGGCAAGTACGCGAACAACGAGCTGCAGGCCAGTCTGGCCAACAGCCTGGTCGCCGCCTTTTTGGAATCCGACCTCAGCCCGGATGCCGCCGCCGCGCTGTTCGGCGACAGCCCCGAGGGCGTGCGCGAACAATGGAACACCTCGGTGCGCCAAGCCCGCAGCATCCGCAAGCTGCAGGGCGGGGCGGTGATTCCGCTGCCGGTGGGTGCGCGCCTGTCCAGCTTCAATCCCGGCCGCCCCAACCCGGCCTTCGAAGCCTTCATGCTTGCCTCGCTGCGCCACATCGCCGCCGGCATGAACCTGCCTTACGAGCTGCTGCTGAAGGACTTCAGCAAGAGCAACTACAGCAGTGCCCGCGCCGCGCTGCTCGAGGCCTGGCGCTACTTCAATGGCCGCCGCCGCTGGCTGTCGGACTACTGGCTGCAGGCCGTGTACGAGCTGTGGCTGGAAGAGGCTGTCAACGCCGGCCTGGTCGAGGCCCCGGACTTCTACCGCAACCGCTACGCCTACTGCCGGGCCCGATTCATCTTCGGCGGCAAGGGCTGGGTCGATCCGGTCAAGGAAGTGCAGGCGGTGGTGCTGCGCATGGCCGCCGGGCTGTCGACGCTGGAAAAGGAATGCGCCGAGCAGGGCGAGGATTTTGAAGAGATCCTCGACCAGCAGGCCATCGAGAAGGCGATGAAGGAAGTGCGTGGCCTCTCTACCGCCGCCCCCGATGCAACCCGCCGCAGCGGTCTGACCCGGCGTGACACCGAAGCTGCGGGCGACGACACCGCCTCTGCAGGTCCCGACGACGAAGCCGACGACGGCCCCTCGTCGGACGCCGCCAGCGCTGCGGCCTACCACGACACCCTCGCCATGCTCGGCCAGGAGGCCGTCACGTCATGAAGTATCCGCACCTTGCCGCGCGCGTGTTCAACACACCGCTGCTCATCCACCCGCAAAAGCTCGACGCCATCATCGCCGGCCTGGGCGGTCGCCTGCTCGATACCGACCTGTCCGGGGTGGCGCACGCCGTGCAGGCGTCTGCACTGCCGGCGGAACTGTTCAGCACCCGCCGCGTGGAAGACAAGGACCGCCGCCCCGGCTACGCGATCATCGACGGCGTGGCCGTCATCTACGCCAGTGGCGTGCTGGCCCATCGCGGCCGCTTCGTCATGGCCAGCAGCGACCGCATCCTCGGTTACAACGACCTGGCCGCCGCGCTCGAAATGGCCCAGGCCGACACCGACGTACACGCCGTGCTGCAAGTTTTCGACACGCCCGGTGGCGAAGCGCAAGGCGCTTTCGAGTACCACGACCGCCTGCGTGAGGTGCGCGGCAACAAGCCCGTGTGGGGCATCGCCGACGGGCTGGCCGCATCCGCCGGCTACCTCGCGGCGGCGGGCCTGGAACACTTCGCCATCACCCGCACCGGCTACGCCGGGTCCATCGGCGTGGTCATGCGCCACGTCGATCTGTCGCAAGCCCTGGCGCAGGAAGGCATCCGCGTCACGCACATCTACGCCGGCGACCACAAGGTGGACGGCAACCAGTTCGAGCCGCTGCCCGACAGCGTGCGCGCCGACCTCCAGGCCGAAATCAACGACCTCCACCAGATGTTCATCAGCGCCGTGGCCAACGGCCGCCACCTGGACCCTGAGGCCGTCCGCAAGACCCAGGCGCAAACCTATCGCGGCCAGGCCGCCATCGATGCCGGCTTGGCCGACCGCATCGCCACCACCGATCAACTCATCGCCGAACTGGCCGGGCTTCGTGCCCGACCGCATCCCGTCGGGCAGTCCGCCCGCATCACTGCTCAACAAGGAGAACCCCTCATGAGCGAAACCCCCCAGGCGGGCACCACGACGCAGCCCGCCACCCCGGCCGCCGTGCAGGCGGCCTCCCCGAGCCTCTCGCAAGCGGATATCGATCGCGCCCGCGCCGAAGGCGTGGAGCAGGGCACCCAGGCCGAGCGCGCCCGCGTTGGCGCCGTGCTCGCACATCCGTCCGCGTCCTGCTCGCCGCTGGCACTGCAGTGCATCAGCACCGGGCTGACCACCGAGCAGGCCACCGCGGTGCTGGGCGCGGTGCCTGCGGCCGCAACCGTCGCGGCCGCGCCCAACAACGCCTTTGCCGCCGCGATGGCCGCCGTACCCAATCCCGGCGTGTCCGGCATCGAGGCCGCCGCCACCCCCGACAACACCGAAGCCGCCCTGGCCGCCAGCATCGTCGGCCTGATCGGCAACGCTCGCCAATAAGGAAGCATCGCCATGGACTACAAGGCCAAGTTCGCCACCGAAGGCGCTTATGCGCCCGACGGGCTCATCGCGGGTAACGCGCATCTGCTGGTCGCCCGCAAGGTGACGGTCAAGAGCGGCCAGAACCTCGTGCGTGGTGCCGTTATCGGCAAGGACGACGACGGCAAGTATCTGCTCAGCCTCTCCGCCGCCTTGGATGGCAGCCAGACCCCCGACCTGATCATGGCCGAGGCCTGCGACGCCACCGCCGCCGATACGCAGGCGCTGGCCTACGAGCGCGGCGACTTCAACGCCAACGCACTCACCCTCGGCACCGCCCACACCGTCGCCAGCATCCGCGACGGCCTGCGTGCCAAGGGCATCACCATCCTGCCGGCCATGGCCGCCTGACGAGGAGTATCAGCATGGACATTTTCACCATTGGCGTCCTGCGCCGGGTCGTTGAAGCGCTGCCCGAGCCGCAACCCTTCTTCCTCAACAGCTTCTTCCGCGAAGAGCAGCGCGAGGACAGCGAGGAAATCCACTTCGACCTCGACACCGGCAAGCGCCGCATCGCCCCCTTCGTCGCGCCGATCGTCGCCGGCAAGGTGGTGCAGTCGCGCGGCTACGTCACCAAAACCTTCAAGCCCGCCTACGTCAAGGACAAGCGGGTGTTCGATTCCTCGCGCCCCTTCAAGCGCGCCATCGGAGAGCGCATCGGCGGCGAATACAGCCCCGCCCAGCGTCAGCAACTGCTGCTCGCCCGTGACCTGCAGGACCAGATCGACATGCTCACCCGTCGCCTGGAAGTGATGGCTGTCGAAGCCCTGCGCACCGGCAAGGTCGTCGTCAAGGGCGACGAGTACCCCGAAGTCGAGGTGAACTTCCAGCGCCACGCCGACCTGACCAAGGCGCTCACCACCACCGCGCGCTGGGGCGAATCCGGCGTGAAGCCGCTGGACGATCTGCAGACGTGGTCGCTGCTCGTATCGCAGCACTCCGGTGCCACCGCCAACACCGTGGTAATGGATCTCAAGGCCTGGCAGCTCTTCAGCGCCGACGCCGAAGTGCAAAAGCTCCTCGACCGCTTCCGCGGCCGCGACCAGCTCAACCCCACCGTCACCGGCGAGGGCGCCCGCTACATGGGCAACGTCGGCGACTTCGACATCTGGGTGCACACCGGCTGGTACGAACACCCGGACACCGGCGCCGTCACCCCTTACCTGCCGGACTACACCGTGCTCGTCATCAGCCCGGAGCTCGACGGCGTGCGCTGCTTCGGCGCCATCAAGGACGAAGAGGCCGGCTTCCAGGCGCTGCCGTACTTCCCCAAATCCTGGCTCGAGAAGGACCCGGCTGTGCGCTACCTGCTCATGCAGTCTGCGCCGCTGCCGGTCCCGTACCGCGTCAATGCGTCCTTCTGCGCCACCGTGCGCTGATCGGGGAGGGTGACATGAAGCTCATCGCCAAAGTCACCCTCGTCACCGGTGCGGGGGACATCCCGCCCGGCGGCGAGATCGACGTGAAGGACAAGGCCGAAGCCGAGTCGCTCATCGCGCGTGGATTCGCCACGCCCGTTCGCACCGCCTCGCCCAAGGCCGAACCCAAGGCCGAAGACCAGGGCGAAGCCGGCCTCGAAGGCGAGGGCGCCTGACCATGCCCCTCACCGCCCCCTTCGCCGACATCGAAGACATGCTCACCGGAGCCGCCTTCGCGCTGCTCTCCAATGTCGTCGTCACCCCGGCGACGGGCGGCGAGTTCCTTGCCATCTTCCGCCTCGCCGACATCGATCCGCTCTCGCCCCCGTCCATTGTGGGGGACTACGAGCTGCGCTATCCGCTTGCGGACGCCACGCTTGTGCCGGGTGACATCCTCACCCTGCGCGGCCAGCAATACCGCGTCGCCGACGATCCCTACCGCCTCGCCGACGGGCACGAAGCCGTCGTCCCCCTGCGCGAGGTCGCTGCCTGATGTTCGCCCTCGAATCCCCCATCCTCGCCCGCCTCGCTGCCGATCCCGCCCTCTCAGGCTGGGCCGTGCGCAGCAGCGCCGCCGAGACCACCCGTCGTCCGTTGCCGGCCGTCGAGGTGCGGTGCGAGGGCGCCGACATCGCCGACGCACGCAACACCGCCGTCGCGGTAGGGGTCGCCTGGGGCGTGCACCTGGTGACCCAGTACAGCACGGCCGCCATGGGCGAACTCGATGCCGCCTTTGCCGCCGTGGTGGCCAGCCTGCACAACTGGGCGCCCGGCACCCAGGGCGGGCGTGCCTGGCAGCGGCTGCAACTACAGCAGGTCCAGCGCGAAACCACCGACCAAGGCCTCGTCGCCTACAACCTCATTTTCAAAACCGCCGCCCGCTACGACGGGCAACCGTAACAACAGGAGCCCGTCATGGCACTGATCCACACCAGCAACGAATACCAGATCCCCCGCGGGCGCCTGTACTGGGACCCGCGTGACGCCGCCACCGACGCCCTGACCGGCGAGGAAGAATTCGGTAACTGCCCGTCCTTCACCATCGCCATCGAAACCGAAAAGCTCGAACACTTTTCCAGCCAGACCGGCTTGCGCGAGAAAGACGACTCCCGCGTCGTTCAGGTCGACCGTAGCGCCACCGTCACCTGCGACAACGTCTCCTTCGACAACCTCGCCAAGTACCTTTCCGGCCAGGTTGAAACCGTCTCGCAAACCTCCGACGCCGTCACTGCCGCCACCCTGGCGGTCATCCCGGGGCGCTTCTACCAGCTCGGCCGGTCCGACACCAACCCCGCCGGCGACCGCAACATCAGCAGCCTCGTCATTACCGACAGCACCGCCACCACCACCTACGTGGCCGGCACCGACTACGCCGTTGACCTCGTCAAAGGGCGCCTGCAGATCATCGATGCCGGCAGCATCGTCGCGGGCGACATCAAGGTCAGCTACAGCAAGGCTGCCAAATCCTGGAAGCGCATCAAAACCGGTGCGGCCTCCGAGCTGCGCGGGGCGATCCGCGTCGTTTCCGACAATGCCGGTGCCACCAACCGCGACTACTACATGCCTCTATGCATCCTCAAGCCCGCCGGTGAGCTGCCGGTGATCGCCGAAGAGGCCGAGTACGTGACCATGGAATTCGAGCTCGAAGTCCTCACCCCGCCCAACGGCGCCGCCATCTACCTCGATGACGCCCCGGTCGCCGAATAAGCCTGCCGCCAGACCAGAGCGCCTTGCCGCAGGGCAGGGCGCTCGAGCCTGCCGACTGCCGACCCCTGCCGCCATGCCCACAACGCCCTCTCCGCGCCCGGCGTGCGCGGCCCGCCCAACCCAAGCCCGCCCGCAGGACCGCCGATGACCGACCGCATCGTCACCACCGCAAGCTACACCGGCAGCGGCGTCTCCATCGTCAGCGCGCTCACCCTCACCGACCTCGGCATCCTCATCGGCATCGCAACCGCGCTGGCGACGCTGCTGCTCAACGGCGTCTACCACTACCGGCGCGATCGCCGCGAGCGCGAAGCGCACGCCATCCGCCTGGAAGTGCTGCGCGGCGAAGCCGAAGACCGCCGCCGCGCCACCCTGCCGGTTGCCCTCGACCGCCGCCGCCCCTGCGCCGACATCGCCGACTGCCCCTACAGCCATGATTAAGCGCTCCCTGGTCGCCTCCCTGAGCGTGTCCGCAGCCGCCCTGATCGGGCTGGCCGTGTCCGAAGGCTATGTCGGCGAAGCGATGACCCCGACCAAGGGCGACCGGCCCACCCTCGGCTTCGGCTCGACCTTCCACGCCGACGGCCGCCCGGTGCAGCTGGGCGATCGCACCGACCCGGTGCGCGCCCTGGTGACACTGCGCGCGCACGTGGACAAGGAAGAGGCCGCATTCCAGCGCTCGCTGCCCGGCGCCCGCCTCACGCAGGGCGAATACGACCTGTACATGGACTTCGTCTACCAGTACGGCACCGGGGCCTGGAGCGGATCGAGCATGCGCCGCCGCATCCTGGCGCAGGACTACCGGGGGGCCTGCGATGCGCTGCTCCTGTGGCGCAAGCAGGGCGGGCGCGACTGCTCTCTGCCGCAACACTGGGGGCCGCAAGGCTGCAAGGGCGTATGGACGCGCCAACTCGAACGGCACGCGAAGTGCCTCGCCGAGCAGGAGGGCTGAATGCCGACCGCCCAAATCACCGACCTCGCCGCCTGGAAGGCCGCCCACGCCCGCCCGATCGCCGACGCCTGCCGCTGGTCGGAGGCGGTCGAAACCCTGTGGCTCGCCAACCTGCGCATCGGCTTCGCCTGGCAGCGCATGTTCCTGCGCGCACTGGGGGCGCGATGACCCAGATCACCGTCATCGTGCTGTGCATCGTGCTCGCCGCCTCCCACGTCGGCGCCTACCTCATGGGGCGCAGCGCCAACGCCAGCGCCCAGCGCGACCAGGCGCTCGCCTACGCCGGCGAGCTCGTCCGCCGCCAGGGCACCGTCGACGCCCTCGCCGCCGACCTCGAGGCCGAGCGCCAGAAGCGCATCCCCAAAAACCGCACCATCACCCGCGAGGTCGTCCGCTATGTCGAACTCCCTGCCGCTCGCCGCTGCACTCTCGATCCTGCTTGGCGCCTGCTCCACGACGCCGCCGCCACCGGCGAGCCCACCGACCCCGCCCGCCTGGCTGCTGCAGACGCCGCGCCCGTTGCAGACGCTGCCGCCCTCGACACCGTCGCCGCCAACTACGAACAGTGCCGGGACGCACTCGCCCAGCTAGTCGGCTGGCAGCAGTGGTGGCGCGCAGTGCAGACGTCTGCACGGGCAGGGGAGTGAGCCGTGGCGCGTAATCCCGTCACCCGCATCATCATCACCGCCAAGGATGAAGCCTCGGCGGTGTTCAGCAGCCTGCAGACCAAGGTCGCCGCCGTCGGCGTGGCGATTGCCGGCTACTTCGGCGCCCGCCTGTTCGGCGACGCCATCGGCAGCGCGCGCGACTTCGAAAGCGCCATGTCGGCGGTGCAGGCCGCCTCGGGCGCGTCCGGTGCCGAGCTCGACAAGTTGCGCAGCGCCGCCGAAGCTGCCGGCGCCACCACCAAGTACACCAGCGTTGAAGCCGCCAGCGCGCTGGAAAACCTCGCCAAGTCCGGCCTGTCGGCCACCGACGCGGTGCAGGCGCTGCCCGCAGTGCTCAACCTTGCCCAGGCCGGCGGGGTGGAGTTGGGCACCGCCGCCGAGTACGTCACCAAGGCCGTCAACGGCATGGGGCTGGAGTTCGCCGAGGCGGGCAGGGTGGCCGACGTACTGGCGATGGGTGCCAACGCCTCCAACACCAGCGTCGACGGCCTCGCCCAGGCCTTGAGCTACGCCGCACCGCTGGCCAATAGCCTCGGCCTGTCGCTCGAGCAAACCGTCGCCATGATCGGCAAGTTCGCCGACGCCGGCATCGACGCCGGCCGCGCCGGTACCGCGCTCAACAGCATCCTCGCCCAGTTCAGCGACCCGGCCAGCAAGTTCCGCAGCGAACTGGCCGCCGCCGGCATCACCACCGGCGACTTTGACCAGGCCCTGCGCCAGCTCGCCGCCGCCGGCCCCGGCGGGCAGAAGGCCATCAACGCCGTCGGCCAGGAAGCCGGCCCGGCGCTGCGTGCGCTGCTCAACCAGGGCATCGGCGCGCTCGACGCGCTCAAGGGCAAGCTCGACGAATCGGCCGGCAGCGCCGCCACCTTCGCCCAGGTCATGGGCGACAACCTCGACGGCGCCACCAAGGGCCTGGGCAGCGCCTGGGATGCGCTGCTGATCAAGCTCGGCTCTCCGGTGCTCGACACCCTCAAGGGCCAGGTCAACGCCATCGCTGAGCGCCTGCGCGGCTTCGTCGCCGACGGCACGGCGACCGCGTTCGGCAACGCGATCCGCGCCGCGTTCGAATCCGCCGGGCGCTGGGTGGCGGAGTTCGTCGGCAAGCTCGACTTCACCGCCATCGCCGCCTCGCTGCAGGCCTTCGCCGCGCGCGCCGGCGAAATCTTCACCGCCATCGGCCAGCACGCCAGCACCGCGGGCAACACCTTGCAGACCGCCTACGGGGTGATGTCGGCCGGGATCAATATCGTGCTCGCCGCCGTCTATAAGCTCGGGGAGGGCATGTCATGGCTGGCCTCGGCCTTCCTCGCCGATCTCGCGCTGATCACCGACGGGCTGTCCAAGATCACTTTCGGCGATCTATCCGCCGGCTTTGCCAGCGCCGCCGCCAGCATGCGCGCCGAAGCCCAGGCCACCTACGCCGTGCATGAAGCGTTCGGGCGCAAGGCGGGGGAGGCGTTCGACGCCGCCACCCAGGGCGCGCTTACCGCGCGCGAAGGCTGGGCCGCCCTGACCACCACCGCCACCCAGTCTGCCACCGCCACCGCCCAGGCGCTGGGCCAGGTCGAACGCCAAGCCGGCCTCACCGCCGACCAGGTCGAAGCGCTGGGCGACGGCGCGGAGGTCTCCGCCGGCAAGGTGGTGGAACTTGGCACCAAGGCCCAGCAGTCAAGCACCCAGCAGCAGCGCGCTGCACAGGAGGCGCAGGCCAGAGTGGCCGACCTGCGTGCCGAGTACCAGCGCCTGATCTCCGCGGGCGACACCCAGGGCGCCACCGAGATCCTGATCGAGATACAGAAGGAGTTGCGCAACACCGGCACCGAAGCCCGCGCCACAGGCGACGAACTGGAGCTGGCCTTCCACCATCTTGGCGTCACCAGCCAGGCCAAGCTCAACGAACTGGCCGAAGGCGCCCGCCGCTCGTTCGATCTCATCCGCAACAGCGGCACCGCCACCCCGCGCGAGCTTCAGCAGGCCTTCGCCGCCTACGCCGAAAAAGCCATCGCCGCCAACGGCGGCGTTGCGTCTTCCGCCCTGAAAGCCGAAGCCGGCATGTACAAAGTGCGCATCGCCGCCGACGAGGCGGGCAACGCTGTCGTCAGCAGCATGGGCAACGCCGCCTCGGCCACCGCCCAGCTCGGCGCTCAGGCCGAGGCTGCCGCAGCCAAGTACGCCGTCCTCGGCGCGACCATCGCCGGCCTGCCGGCGCCTGGGGGAACTCCGCCGGGAGGACCGCCGCCGCCCGGCGGCGGGAGCAAGACCTACAAGCGCATGGACAACGGCCAGACCGCACTGCTCGATCGCGCCGAACGCCTCGGCGGCCTCGCGCTGCGCAAATCGATCGAAGCCGAATGGCAGCAGAAGGGCAAGAGCATGAGCCGCATGGCGGGGCTCGATCCGCGCTACGCGAAGATGCTCCAGGACACCGTCGAACGGCTCGACAAGCTGCAGATGAAGCAAGAGCACGACTCCGGCCGCTTCAATGCCAACGACCCCCGCGTCACCGGCTCCGCCCCGCGCGAAACCGTCACCACCTTCCGCGTCGAGATCGGCACCGGCGCCGGGCGCGTGGCCGCCATCAATACCGCCAGCCGGGCCGACGCCGACGCCTTGGTCGACCTGCTGCGCAAACTTGAAAACGACATGAGCCGAGCATGACCACCCCCACGCACACTCTCGACGGCGTTGCGCTCCCGGCCGGCATGATCTGGGAAGACGAATTCGACTGGTCGCCGGTCGCGTCCGAATCCGAATACAGCCTCACCGGCGCCCTCGTCATCGATGCCGCCACTCGCCAGGCGGGCCGCCCCATCACGCTCGCCGCCAACGACACCCGCGGCTGGTCGGGGATGACCCGCGACAAGGTCCTCGCCCTGCGCACCAAGGCCGCCGCACCCGGAGCCACCTATGCCCTCACGCTCGCCGACGGGCGCAGCTTCACCGTGGCTTTTCGCCCCGGTGACGAACCCATCACCGCCCGTCAGGTGTGGGACCGCGAACTGCCGCCGGCCGATTGGCCCTATGTCGTCACCCTTCGCCTGATTGAGATCTGACCCCATGCCCATCCAGGAACAAAACATCGTCTTCGTCGAATCGCAGGTCATGGACGACGTGCCCGAAGGCGGCGGCGCCGCCACCGGGCGCGTGATCGAAGACGGCGCCATGAACAACGTCTTCGAGGACATCTCCGACCTCGACCGCGCCTACGGCCGCTTCAACCTGCGCAAGCTCTTCCTCGCCGTGCGCACCCTGTCCACCGACCTCTACGGCGGCGCCAAGACGGTGGTCACCGCGCTGCCCGCCGACGAGGCGCTGGGCTACACCCTGTTTTCCAGCAACGACCCGTTCGACACCCGCGCCCAGGCCGCCGACAAGGTCGAGTCCTACCTCTACAAGGGCCCCACCTGGCCCGGCTACCTGTACGAAAACCACATCACCGGGATGCGTGCGATCAACCTGATCCAGCGCGTCGGCTCCGCCCTGCCGCCGATCGGTAAGACCCTGTGCATCGTCCAGAACGAAGGCTTGAGCACCGAGAAGGAACAGTACGTGCGCGTCACCAGCGTCGACGTGGTCGAGCAGACCTTCTCCGACGCCGCGCTCAGCAACAACCTCGAATTCCAGCGCTGGGTGGTGACGCTGGGCCTGTCCGACGCCCTGCGCCACAACTTTGCCGGCCACAGCCCCCGCTACTACGACACCCACTACAGCTACAGCGCCGCCGCCCGCATCCGCAACACCACGGTGGCCGACGCCGCGCGCTACTACGGCGCCCAGCCGCTGTCGGCCATTGCCAGCGTGGGCGATCGCGTGGTGCGCGCGGCGAGCATGTATACCAAGCTCGTGCCCTCGGCGCGCACCGAATCGGCGCTCGCCAACCAGATGCTGGGCGAGCGCGACATCATGGTCCCCACCGCCGCCGCGCCGATCACCACCACCGTGGCCGACGCCCACCTTTCCTTCGCCGCCAATGGCCGCCTCACCCTGGCCACCGGCGTGCTGCCCGGCTCGCTTGCCGGCCCGCAAAGCACCACCGACGACGGCGCCGGCACCGTGCTGCGCTCCGGGGTGGCGGTGGGCAGCATCGTCTATGCCACCGGCGATATCCAGTTCAACGCCGCCCCCGGCTACAGCGTGGGCAGCAGCGCGGACGTAAGCTGGCTGCCGGCGGTGGCCCTGGGCACCGCGGCCAACACCCTGTTCCGCCAGGTCACCGCCGAAAACCGCCGCTTCAACTGGGTCGAGACCCTGCTGCCCACCCCCGCCCCGGGGGCGCTGTCGGTCAGCTACATGGCCAACGGCAACTGGTACGTGCTCACCGACGACGGCACCGGCCTGCTCGTGGGCGCCGACTCCGCGCTTGGCGCCGGGCAGCTCTCCTACGTCACCGGGGTCGCCAGCGTCACCCTCGGCGCGCTGCCCGACGCCGGCAGCCTGATCCTGTTCAGCTGGGCCAACCGCGCCGCGCTCGCCATCCGCGACACCAGCGCCGTCACCCCCATCACCTGGTCCGGGGTGATCGGCGACCCGCTCGACGAACACGCCATCGCCCCCGGCAGCCTCACCCTCACCTGGCAGGCCGGCGGCCTCACTCAGACCCTGACCGACGACGGCGCCCACCTGCTCGCCGGCGACGGCTACGGCGCGGTCAGCTACACCCGCCGCGAATACTGGTTCCGCCCCGCGGTGCTGCCCGACCCCGGCACCACCCCGGTGGTCACCTACGACCGCGCCACCCTGGTGACCGAAACCTTTACCCCCACCCAGGACGGCAACGGCTTCGTCACCCTGCAGCTTGCGCAAACGCCGATCGTGCCGCGCTCGCTCAACATCGAGTGGGAAACGATCCGCACCAGCACCGCCACCGAAAAGGCCACCCAGACCCTGGGCAACGTCGCCTACTACGCCTCGAGCGCGGCCTATTCCTCCAGCACCAGCCTGAGCGCCAACGATGCCTGGAAGCGCCCCACCTACAAAAATGGCCGGGTCCGCGAGCAAGGGACTACCACCTCGTCCCAGCTCTCGACCCAAGACATCGAGTCGATCAAGCAAAACGAGGCCACCCGCAGCTTCGCCGAATCCGAATCCAGCACCAGCGTGGGCAACGTCGCGGTCCAAAAGCGCTGCACCGACGACGGTGCCGGCGCGCTCTACGGGCCGCAGGCCGGCTTTGTGGACTACGCCACCGGCCAGGTGTACTTCATCCCCACCGACGTCGTGCGCGCCGCCAGCTTCGGCATCGTGTCCACCGGCACCGTCTCGCAGTCGCTCGAAACCGAAGGCGGCAGCAGCACCAACAGCGCGAGCGCGGGCAGCAACACGACGATCTACCTCAACTACCTGGGCGAAGACGCCCGCGCAGGCGCCAGCGCGCAATCGGCCTCATCCTCCACCGCCATCCGCGGCTCTTCGGGCGGCGAATCTACCGCCGACACCGGCAGCTGGGGCAGCGAGGTGTTCACCGACACCTGGGGCAACGGCGCGCTCATCCGCGTCCAGTACGTCGTCACCTCCACCGTGCCCACTTCTGAATCCGTGACCCTGCCGGCGCAGTCCCTCAACATCGACATCGCCCCCTATACCGGCGACCCCGTCATCGCCGGATCGCTCGCCTTCCGCCTGGGCGGCGGCCTGTTCGTCGCCCGCGGCAGCCGCATCGTCATGAACCCCGACCGCCTCGGCAGCGGCCTCGAAGTGGGCACGCTCGACCTCGCCGCCGGCCGCGTCACCCTGGACTACTGGCCCGCCGGCGGCAGCGGCGCGGTGCAGGTGCTCGCCTGCCTCACCCAGTACGGCATCGAGCCGGCGATCGGCGCCGCCTTCCGCACGCCGGTGGCCCCGATCGCCCCCGAATCGCTCAACCTCACCGCCACCACCCTCGACGGCGAAACGATCAGCGCCACCGCCGACGCCGACGGCAAGATCACCGCCAGCTGGGTCTATGGCGCGGTCAACTACGAATTCGGCACCGTGCAGCTCGCCTTCGGCCAGTACGGCCCCGACCCCGAACACGACCCGCAAAGCCCCGACCCCGCGCCCACGGTGTGGATTGCCCGCCCGGTCGACCCCAGCTCGATCCGCTACAACGCCGTCGCCTACACCTATCTGCCGCTCGACGCAGGCATCCTCGGCATCGACCCGGTGCGCCTGCCCGCCGACGGCCGCGTCCCCATCTATCGCGCCGGCGACGTGGTCATGATCATGCACGCCGCCACCACCGCCCCGGCCACGGTCGCCAACGGCGGCACCGTCGACTGCGGCCGCACCCGCATCGCCTGGATTCGCGTCATCGACGCCACCGGCGCCACCGTGCGCGACGGCTTCACCCTCGACCGCGCCACCGGCCTCGTCACCTTCATCGACGTCTCGGGCATGACCATGCCGGTGACGGTGCGCCACACCGTCGGCGACCTGCGCCAGATCACCGACGCCCAGATCAGCGGCCAGCTCACCCTGGCGCGCGCGCTCACCCACGACTACCCGGCCGGCGAATCGCTCGTCGCCTCCTGCCTCATCCATGGCGACCGCCGCGCCCGCGTCAGTGCGGTGTGGGACCAGGCCACCTGGGACGGCACCTGGACCGACGCCCTCAAGGGCAGCGAGGCCACCGCCACCCTCGACACCATCGCCCACCCGATCGAAGTCACCAACGAAGGCGCCGAAACCGAACGCTGGATTCTGCGCTGGACCACCACCACCAACGTCGAACTCATCGGCCAGCGCCGCGGCCTGGTGTATTCCGGCCCCTTCACCGCCGACATCGCCCCGATCAACCCGCGCACCCGGATTTGGGACGCAGTGACCGAGACGTGGACCGGCGGCGTGCCGTACCTGACGATTCCCGTTGCCGCAAACGGCGGCGGGTGGTCGGCCGGTAACGTCGTGCGCATCAACACCGTCGGCGCGCTGGCCGACATCTGGATCGCCCGTTCGATCCAGCAATCCGACGAACCGATCGGCGATGGGGCGGATGGCGTGGAAATCTACGCGCTCGGCAACATCGACCGCCCGTAAGGACTAGACATGCCCACCCTGTCCAACGACCACGCGGAGGAGCGGCTGCAAGCCTGCCGCCTCCCCGCGCTGCAAGCCACCCTCGACCGGCTCACGGGTGCCGGCGAGGTCGTGAGCACCATCGTACTCTACGACAACGAGACCCCCACGGCGCCCGCCGCGGTTGCGCTCGTCACCATCCCCCTGACCGCTGCGGTCGGCACGATCAACGTCGACAACACCGACCCGCAGAACACCATGATCACGCTCGTCGTCACCGCCCCGCGCGAAGCCCTCGTGACCGGCGCCGACCCGAGCACCGGCACCGCGCCCCTGGGCGCCACCGTCTTCGACCCGGCCGGTGTGCGCGTGATGGATTTGACCGTGAGCCTGACGGGCGCGGGCGGCGAGGTGCAAATGGAGCCGAACGTCGAGGAGGGCGGGCTGCCGGTGGTGCGCCTGTTCAACGGGTCGCTCGCGCGACTCACCAGCATTTCTTTCGGGGGTTGAGCGATGTCGAGTTTGTTGGTGGCGGCGCACGACGCCGGCGATTTTCTAACGGGCGTGGACACGGTTACGTGGGGCGAGGCGGCCGTGCCGCTCTCATTGGTGGGCCCCGGCAACGGCTGCGCCTTTTCGCCCGACGGGCAGTATCTGGCGGTTGCGCACACCAACAGCCCCAACCTGCGGGTGATCCGTACGTCAGACTGGACGGTCGTCAGCGGCACGCCGGCGCTCTCG